GGTGCCGCCCAGGCTCCACACCGGGTCGAGCCGCGTGCCGGCGACGTCGAGGGACTTGTAGCCGGCGTTCGTCGACCCGTTGGCGTTGACCGGGTTGATGATCGGGAAGTACGGCCGGTTCTGGCCGTCCTTGAGCCCGGCCAGCGCCAGGTAGAGGTCGATGTGCGCGGCTGCGTAGGAGTAGCGGTTGCCCCCGGCGATGAAGTTGAGACCGGCGATCGCCTGCTCGAGCGGGACGGCGAGCGTGGTCACGGTGTTCGCGCCCTGGGCGATGGTGGCGCCGAGCTCGGCCGGGGCCGACGCTGCGAGCAGGGCCGCGACCTTGGCCTCGAGGGCCTTGAGGTAGTCGTAGACCATCTTGTTCCACAGGAGCGCGGAGACCTGCGGGTTGCCGCCCTGGTCGCCGACCTCGCGGGTGATGTGCAGCTTGCCGCTGACCGGGGTCGGGGTGACCGTGCCACCGTTGGCGGTGCTGAACGAGCCGGCGGTGGGCTCGACGCCCTGGGTGTGGTCGCCGACGGTGCCCGAGGCGGTGCTGAACTTCGGGAAGGTGAACGGCGTGATGTCGGTGAGCGCGCCCTTGTAGAGGGCGTCGCGCAGCGGGGTGGTGAACTGCTGCTCGTTCACGTACATCTCGGGCCGGTAGCCGGTCGGGTTGAGCGCGCCGGTGTCCGTGGTCGTCACGAACTTCGGGCCCAGCTGCTCGGCCATGAAGCTCAGGACGCGGGCGTAGGCCTCGGCGTCGGGGGTCGGGTTCTGCGACCCGATGCCCATGCCGGCGATGAGGTCCGAGCTGAAGTCGTAGCGGCCGCGGACGCCGTCGAACCGGTACATCGGGCCCTCGTTGACCTGGAAGCCCACGGGGCGGGCGCCGGCGGCCGGGGGCGTCGCACCGGGCACGGCGGCGCCGGCCGGGATGGCGAACTGCTTGAACGCCTCGGCGATGCCGTCGGAGACGGCCTTGCCGATGTCAGCGGCCGACAGCGCGACGGTGCCCTCGGGGGCGGCCGGCTGCGCCTTGGCCTTGCTGAACGATGCGACCTTGGCGGGGTCGCACTCGGTGACGCCATGCGCGTGCACGACGCCGCACTTGTCGCATTCCATTGCGTTTCCTCTCGTTGGCGCGGCGGACGCCGCGACGCGTCGGACCTGCGCCGACTCGAACGCGGGGAGCGGGGTGGCGCTCACCTCGAGCACGGTGGCGGACAGGCAATTCCAGACGCCGTCCTCGTCCTGGTCGAACCGGGCGTCGCCCGACAGGCCGATCGAGAGCCCGTCGTAGACGCCGTCCTCGGTCAGGGTGAGGACCTCGTCGCCGCGCGCACCGCGGGCGACCTTGGCGGTCATGAGCAGCCCCTCGTCGGTCTCCTCGAACTCGACGACGCCGACGGCCTGGGCCCACTCGTGCTGCACCAGGTACTTGACCTTGGTCCAGTCGAGCGAGCCCTTGCTGAACCGGTAGCTGCCGAACCCGTTGTTGCCGACGACGCCGAACGGGACGGCGAGCCCCTTGATCGTGCGCGTCTCCTTGCCGACGGCGAAGGTGACGGGGGCGCCCCGGTCGAACGTCTGGGCGTCGGGCGCGGCGAAGGTCAGGCGGTCACGCATTGGAGGGCTCCTGGGCGGGTGCGGCGGGCAGGGCACGCTCCTCGGCGGTGAGGGCGGGCTTGTTCTCGGCGGCGCGCATCTCGTCCTCGGTCTCGGCATTGATGCGCAGCGCGATGTCGTGGACCTGCATGCGGGTGAGGTCGTCCGAGCGCAGGAAGTCGGAGAGGTTGAGCCGGGCCCGGTAACCGCGGGGGCTGACGTCGTTCATCGAGAGCCGGTCCTCGAACGCGGCGATGTAGGCGCGCAGCGTGTCCTGGATGCGGTGCTGCTTGCGGTCGAACGCGTTGAAGTAGGTGCGCGAGGTGGTGCTGACGCCCAGGTCCTCGGGGTCGACGCCGGCGAGCCGGGCGAGCTCGAGGACGGCGTGCTGCCGGGCGGCCGCGAGCTGGAGCTGCTCGGGCGACCAGCCGGTGATCTGGTAGTCGAGGGCGCCGGGGACGTAGGACGTGGCGCGGGTGCGCTTGGCGGCCGCCCAGTCGTTCAGGAGCTTGACGACCTCGTCCGGGGTCGGGTCGACGCTGTTGTCCTTCGGCGCAAAGTAGTCCATCGGCGGCGTGCCGTCGGCGTTGCGCAGCGCGGCCGCGTCCAGGCTCATCGCGGCGCGGATCGCGCGGGCGCCGGCGACCAGGAGCGCGTCGTTCGGGCCGTCGAACCGGATGAGCCGCGAATCGGGGGTGTACTTGCCGGCGACGTACACCTTGCCGTCGGTGACGGTGACGGTGCGCGGGTCGAGCCGGCGGACGGTGACGGGCTTGCCGTGCCATCCGACGTACTCGATCTTCCACCAGGCGACCTGCTCGAACAGGAGGTCCTCGAACGTCATGATCTTGGTGACCGAGCAGGGCACGTCGGTCTCAGGCTGGTCGAACAGGGACCAGTCCGTCGTCGTGTTGTCGGGGCCGATGAGCTCGATCGGCAGCGTGCCGAGCGTGCCGGCGATGATGTCGCGCGAGCGCTTGACGGCCGGCACACTCATCGCCTCGCGCCGGGAGACGCGAGGCGGGAGGGGCGGGGTCGTGGTCGTCGACACGTAGCCGGGCCCGTAGAGCATGACCGGGTCGATCTCGACGGAGAACGCCGGCCCGGCCGATCGCTGGGGGGTCTCGGCCGGGCCAGCCGCGGACATCGTTGGCCGACCCAACAGGATGTCTGCGATGCGCCCCACGAGGATGAGTGTGCCATCGCACACTGACAGTGCATCTGCATCACGCCCGGCGTGTCGGCCTCAGAGTGTGATGAGGCCGACCGATCGACGCGCCGGCATGAGGTCGAACGCCTTGAGCGCGACCGTGACGGCCACGAGCTCGGCGATCGAGCCGGCGGACGACTTGCGACCCCAGCCGAACCCACCGTCGCCGAGGTCGCGCTTGGTGGCGACCTCCACCGCGCCGGTCAGGGTCGGGTCGTTGAAGTGATGGAACGTGTCGTCCAGGACGCCGCGGTAGAGGGTGCCGCACGCCTGGGCGTACTCGGCCATGGTCAGGAAGCGCACCTCTTGCTGGGGGGCGATCCGGTGGACGGCGTCGACGACCTCGAGCGCGCCGATCGAGCCGCGGTCGACGACCAGGGGAACGCGGCGAGCGCGGAGCAGCTGGGCGAGCATCTCGGGCAGCTCGCGGGCGGTGGGGCCGGCGTAGAGCAGCTCGCCGTATCCCTCGCCCTGGTCGTCGCGCCAGCCGGCGCCGATGGCGGCGCGGTCTCCGGATGGCGTCACGTCCAGGCCGATGCCGGCGCGGGTCGGGACCTCGCCGCGGGGGCGGGCGGCGTCGGCCCACGACGGCGCGGGGATCGCGGCCTCCCGCGTGCGGGTCGCGCGGTTGCCGTAGGCGCGGGCCCAGCCGGCCGCACCGCCCAGGGCCGGATCGGCGCGGAACTCCTCGCGGGCGTCGACGAGGCTCTGCCGGCTGATCGTCAGACCGTAGGCCGGGTGATGCCGGGCGATCACGTCCAGGTCCTCGGCGTCGGCCTCGGGCGGGATGCCGTAGTCGATGAAGCAGACGCGCGAGCTCGGGTTGGACAGCGACGCCTCGCCGAGCTCGAGGAACCCGTCGAACCACACGCTCGAGTCGTCGCCTTGGGTCGACTCGACGAGGACCTGCGAGCCGTCGCGCGTCAGCATCGTCGGCCGGTACGCTTGGCGGACGGCGGCACCGGTCTCGGCGTCGAACGCCCAGGCCTCGGAGACGATGATGAGGTCACCTTGCTGGGAGTGCAGCGCGTCTGCCTTGGGCGGGAACGCGATGAACCGGGAGTTGAGCGCCGGCCACACCACGCCGACCTCTTCGGCGCGCAGGCTGACCCGGTACGGGGTCGACGCCTTCTTGGGGTTGCCGAACGCCTTGAGCGAGGGGATGTGCTCGTTGCGCATCCAGGTGTTCGCCATCTTGCCGGACTGCATCGTGATCCAGACGCGGGCGCCGGGCCGGCGCATGCAGCGGTGGTCGGCGAGCGTGCCCACCCACGTCGTCTTCCCGGCCTGGCGCTGCACGGTCATGATGATCGTGCTGTAGCGGTACAGCCCGGTGTCGGGGTCGTACTCGAGCGCGACGTCGGCGGCGCGCTGCTGCCAGGGCATGAAGGGCCGGCCCTTGGCGGCCGCGATCGCCGCGACCTGGCCGCCGCGGGTCGGCAGGTCACTCCTCGGCGTGTGATGCCTGGGCTCGACGTGCACGATTCTCCTCCTCCTCCTGCCGCCACTGGTCGGCGAGCTTCTCGAAGGGCGACTGCTCATCGGCCTCGGGGTTGAGCCGGGCGAGCAGCTTGTCGAGCTGGTCGTGGAGCTGCGCGAGCGGCACGCCGTTCGCCTGCTTCCCGCCACCGTGACCCGAGTCGCGGTCGATCGACGCGGCGATGGATCGCGCCTGGGCGATGGTGCCGGCCCAGAGCTTCTCGTCGATGAGGGCCTCT